AGCTGATTATCTACTTATTGCTGACACTGGTTCTAGCGACCGCACTGTCGAGCTTGCTAAGTCTCTTGGTATTAATGTAGTTGAAATTTCAATTAAACCTTGGAGGTTTGATGATGCTCGTAATGCTAGTCTCGCTGTTATCCCTGGGGATATTGATTACTGCATTGCTTTGGATCTCGACGAAACTTTAGTACCCGGTTGGCGTAAACACTTAGAAGTAGCTTACAAGAATAAGTGGACCCGCCCTCGCTATCTGTTTACTACAAGTTGGAACCCAGACGGGTCTCCAGGTCTTCAATTTAGCGGTATCAGAATTCACGCTAGACAAGGTTATCGTTGGGTATACCCAATTCATGAGGTTCCTGAACCTTACGGTATAACACCTACCGAAGGTTGGATTGAGCTCCAAGCTGAGCATCACCCAGATAATACAAAGTCACGCGGTCAATACTTGCCGTTATTAGAGATAGCAGCTCGTGAAAACCCACTAGATGATCGATGTGCTTTCTACTATGGGCGTGAGCTCTACTTTAGAAATAGTCATCCAGCGGCAGCAAAAGAGTTTAAGCGCTATCTATCTTTAGAAAAAGCACAATGGTTACCTCAAAGAGCTGCGGCGTATCGATACCTTGCCTTGGTTGAGCCGGACAATGCCGAAGAATGGAACTTACGTGCTATTAGCCAAGACCCAAGTCGCCGTGAGAGTTATGTTCAAACCGCAGAGTACTACTACAACAATAAACGTTGGGAGGAGTGCCTTAAGTACGCAGAGCTTGCGGTAGCTATTACTGAAAAGCCTTTAGATTATTTCTGCGAACCTTGGGCGTGGGACTTCCGGGCATATGACTACGCCGCTATTGCAGCTTTTTGGCTTGGAAAAACTGAGCTTGCCCTTACCTACGGTGAAAAAGCCCTAGAGGTAACCCCGACAGATGAGCGTTTACAGCGTAACCTTGAGTTCTATAAAGAAAAGGATGGGACCAATGGATCAGACTCTATTTGATGCAGCTATAGCAACGCTTACAGCTGAGCTTGAGAACGCAACCGATGAGCGCATGAAAGAACGTCTGCGCGATGGAATTGCTAAGCTACACGCTGATTATCCTCAGTTCTCCACAGTAGCAGAGTAAATTTAAATGCGGTCCTACTCTCCCGGTGGCCGGTTTGACGCAGACTTTGAGACAGATGACCTTCTTGTAGGAGTCGATACTGATCTTAAAAATCCTGTAGGAACCAAAGCTCTTTGGTATGTCTACGATCCAGTAACTTCTGTAATTGATCCTATCTACGATGTAGGTCAGGACATTAATGGCTCTGTTGGCGGTAAGCGTTGGAAAGGTCCCTTTTCACTGCCGGTTGTCCGTGCTGTTATTCAACAGGGACAGGTAAGAAACTCTCAGGGCGGTTACTACAACGCTGATATGCTTCACCTTACACTTAATATTGAAGACGTTGAAAAGATTGCTCCCGGAGTTATCACTAACCCTGATTACCAAAATAAGGGTAGAATTATCTGGAAGAATCAGGTTTACCGTCCATACGGTGTTCAGGAACGAGGAATCATTTCTGAAAGATTTACTCTGTTGGTAGTTGAATGTCAGCAGATCATGCCAGAAGAGATGGTCAACGATCCTCAATTCCAGGCGTACGCTAACTAAGGAGAAACAATGGCATTAGCAACAACTCAAGTAGCGCTTAACGCAAGCACTGCTACAAAAATTAATACTGTAGGCGGAACACCGTCTTCACACTACAAGATTTATGTAAAAAACTTAGATGGTTCTATCAACGTATTTGTTGGACTTACAGGAGTAACAACAGCTACTGGACTTCGCCTTAATGCTGGAGAAACTACAATTATTGACCCAGTTGTAGCTGGCACTGATCTTTATGCAATTGCAGCATCCGGCACACCTTCTGTCTCAGTAATGGTGGTGGCCTTCTAATGCCAGCAAAAAAGAAAGCATTCTGGGATAAAAAAGATCCAAGCCCAGAGACAACAAGTAAACTAAGCAAAAAACAGAAAGCATCTGCAAAAGCAAAGGCTAAGGCAGCTGGCCGCCCTTACCCTAACCTTGTCGACAACGCCGCGGCCGCCAGAAAGAAGAAATAATATGTGCAAAGGATGTGGATGCGGTTGTTCAAAGCCGGGCTGTAAAGGCGCTTGCAAGAAGACTGCAAAAAAGATGACCCCAAAGCAGAAGAAACTTGATGTAGACAAAGATGGCAAGCTAGAGGGGTCAGATTTCGCTGCCCTTCGTAAGAAAAAGAAGAAGTAGGGTGTGGATAGATGTGCGCGACTTGCGGCTGTGGAGCTCCAAAGAACAAGCACGGGATGAAAACCCTACAAGCAGCGAACAAGAAGTTTGCTGCCAAAAAGGCTGCGCCTGCAAAAACTAAGAAGTCTTCTATGGTACGAAAGAAGGGCATGTAATGGCTACCCCATCATTTATGAAGGGCAAGTATACAAAGTCTAAAGACGAAAAGATGGATGCCCGTTTGCTTAAAAAAGCTGGTCTTACTGACAAAGAAGAAAAAGCTAAGTTTGAAAAAGCTGACAAAGCTCATGGTAAGAAAAAGAAGCCTGCAACAATTGCTGAAGATCGCAAAAAAGATGATGCAATTATTAAGAAGATTAAAGCTAAAGAAAAAGCCCACGAAGCCAAGGAAGGCAAGAAGGGCGAAAAGGCAGAAGACAAGCGTGAAAAGAAGATGGGCAAAAAGTGATTAAAAAAAGCGCTGGACTGAAAGCCTCACTTGGTAAAGCTGTAAAAATTGCGGCTACCAAGCCTGTTAAGAACGTAAGTTCTACTCAGGTTATGGGTGGCCCAAAGGTTAAAAAGATTGTGACTAAGACCGTTCACTTTGACGGCCCAACACAAACTACGGCAAGTAAGCCAAAAAAGAAGTAAGCGATTAGCCCCCGAAAGGGGGCTTCTTGCTTTATCCTTTAATTGATCCTGTGCGGGATCAAAGCTCTACCCCTGCGTACTACGTTGCCCTACTCCGATTGGAGATTGCCATGCCCTACGATAAAAAAGTAGATGGTCCTGACACCGTTGAGTTTGTGAAAGCTGCAACTCAAGGAATGATGTCAGCAAAGGACAGTAAAAAGCTTTGGTATGGCTTAGCGGGTGCGTATACGGCGGGAAGAGTGCTTCGACGTGTTATTAACAAGTGAAGAAGCCGAAGCCCTTTCTCAAGAAGCAGTCGACGAGATGCTTCCAATACTTACAGAAAGCCTACGTGGCTACGCCCTATCTGCCGGGTGGCCAATCAATCTAGTTAATGCTTTAGACGTTAGCTATGCCGGTGGGATCCTCTACATAAGCTGCTCAGATGAAGAGGCGGCAGAGGCAATTGAAAATTTAGAGTATGGCAATAACGGAAGCCCAAATTCAGTTTTGCGTCCATTTGCTGAAAGAGCAGACAAGTATATTGCTGACATCATAGGTGGTAAATCTGTCATGTTTGTCCTTGAAGAAAAGGTGGGCCTCTAATGGGTAATCCATTTATTGTTGCTGAAGACCTTGCTATTAAAACTTTATTAGGTGGGATGACCGTCTCTGATGAAAAAAATGCTGCCCGCCAAGTAAAGGTGTGGTTTGGCTACCCTGATATTGAAGTTCGCACACAGGATTTTCCATTTGTTACAATTGATCTTATCGATATTGTTCCGGCAAATGAACGTCAAACTCAAGGAAAGTTTTCAGATAATGATAACCGCGGAACACAGACTCCAGTAGGTGACTTTGTATATACCTACGACGTTCCGGTTGCATACGATTTGATTTATCAAATTACGTCTCATGCCCGCCATCCACGGCATGACAGAGCAATAATGCTCCAACTAATGAGAAAATTTCCATCAAAGTTCGGGTACCTAGTGGTGCCTAATGAGCTAGGGACAGAAAACTCCCGACGCCATATGTTCCTTGATGGATTTGTAAAACGGGATACCGCAGAAAGCGAAACTGGAAACAGACGTCTTTTGCGTAACGTTCTAACGGTTCGTGTAATTAGCGAGATGACGCCTGAACAGGCTACATCTTCTAGAGTCGTTAGCACAGTCTCTATTAACACTACAAACTCGGACATCCCTTCTGGATACAACCCGTTATAAAATATGGCACCTATGTATATAACTAAGGAGATAAATAATGGCATTTGATCGCCCTGGGGTTTACGTCCAAGAGACGCTCAATCCCGTTCAAACAATTGCCGCTCCAACATCAGCAACAATTGCTGCGTTCTATGGCGCTAATGATAAAGGCCCATTGACACCAGTTCTTGTTAACTCTTGGAGCGAATACACAAAGTACTTTGGTACTTGGAATACAGCAGCTGGAAATGAATTGCCTCTTGCTGTTTACATGTACTTCCAAAATGGTGGAAGCCGTGCGTACGTTGCTCGTGCAGTAGGTGCTGGTGCAGTATCAGCATTTAGAACACTTAACGACCGCCAGGGAACACCTGCACCAACCCTTCGTCTTCAGGCTGTAAATGCTGGAGCATGGGGTAATAACTTAAACGTTACTATTACAGATTCAACTACAGCTAATTTGTTTAACGTTACTCTTTACCAAGGTGGAAACACAGACGCTGATATTGTTGAGACATTTACAGACTTGTCAATGACTTCATCAAACGCACGTTATGCTCTATCTGTTATCAACAGCACATCTAACTATGTGTTTGCATTAGATCAAGGATCAACTGCAACCGGTGGCGTTCGTAACCCAGCCACAGGCACTAACTTGTCTCTTGCTACCGGTGCAAACGGTGGTTCTATTGCAAGTATTACTTCTTACAGTGCTTTTGATGTAATCACTCAATCACTAACACTTAACGTGGCTGGTCGTGTTGATGCCACTACTGTTAACGCAGCAATCTCATACGCAGAAGCTCGCGGAGACGTTTTTGTAGTTATTGATGGTTCAGA